CGTCATCCCTACTAATTCTGCCGCCATCAAACTTACTCAGCATTATAAGGAGGCAAGAGATGGGTATACAAATTAAATCTACAAAACGTTTCAAATATCTGCCCTGCGGACACGCACAGTATTTTGACAAGGAGCCAGACGGTTCACCCGGAGAGTGTGCTTCAGTTCATGGCTACGATCGCGAAGTTGAATTTACCTTTGCGGGTGAGATTGATGAGCATGGCTGGATTGTGCCGTTCGGCGAACTAAAGCCAATCAAACAGTTTCTTGAATACTACTTTGATCATGTAACAGTGCTGCCTGCGGATGATCCACGCATCGGTGACATTCCGGATGTATTAATGCAAGAAGGTGGCTTGCTGGGAACAGTAAGAATCCTCCCAAGCGGTGTAAGCATGGAGATGAGTTCGCTGTTTATCTGGGAACACGTCAATGCCTATGTATATGAAGTTACACACGGTCGTTGCTATGTAGAGCGGGTAGAAGTGTTCGAGCATGATAGAAACGCGGGACAGGTCGTCGTTGACCGCGACACGGCTAGAAATGATGCACAACGCAAGGTAACATTTGGACAATTGCTGCCGTGCCAGGCACGTTGGGAGTGGGAAGCGCCTCGAGATGCTATGGAAAGACTGCGAGAATAAATGATAAAGATAAAAAACTTTGAAGTTGGCGGCAATAAACCTTTGCTGATAGCAGGCCCGTGCCAAATAGAGACTTTAGACCATGCTAGACAGATATGTGGCACAGTCAAAGACCTATGTGACAAGCACGGGTTTAACTTTGTCTATAAAAGTAGTTACGACAAGGCCAATCGAACTAGCCTTGCTGGGGAGCGAGGCCCCGGAATTGAAAAAGGCATTAAAATCTTACAACAAATAAAGCAAGAGTTTGAAGTTGCTATTCTTACAGATGTACACGAATCTTCTCAAATTAGTTGGATCGAAGAACATTATAAAGAAGTGATTGACATCTACCAAATTCCTGCATTTTTGTGTCGTCAAACAGATCTGTTGTTGCAGGCAGCACATACCGGCAAAACAGTTAATGTTAAGAAAGGCCAATTTCTTGCGCCTGCCGACATGGCCAAGGTAGCAGAGAAAATTGCAAATACTGGAAATAAAAATATTTTACTCACCGAACGGGGATATAGTTTTGGATACAATAATCTTGTGGTTGACATGCGCTCTCTTCCTATTATGGAACATCTTGGTTATCCCGTGGTCTTTGATGCTACACATAGTGTTCAACAACCAGGCGGGCTGGGGGGTAGTTCAGGAGGAGACCGAAACATGATCAAGCCTCTACTGCGGGCTGCTGTTGCCACAGGGTCGGTGTCTGCTGTTTTTATTGAAACTCACGAGGATCCAGATAATGCACCGTCAGACGGCACAAATATGATAGAGTTAAATAAACTAGAGAATTACTTAACGGAAATAAAAACTCTATATGACATCACAAGATCTTTCTAAGGAAGCGCGACGACAGCAAAAGCATTTGCGAAAGCAGGAAAAGCAACGTAATAAACTTAGTAAAAGCAATTTAGATATCGGGCAAGACCCACTTACTGTTCTATGCGTTAAGTTTGGAAACAAGTACGGAACTCTTTATGTAGAGAGGTTACGTAACATGATTTCTCGACATTTAACAGCGCCCTACGAGTTTGTTTGTCTTACCGACGACCCAACTCCTATTAAAAACGTCCGTTCTATAGTGCAAAGGAATTCAGGGTATAATAAGGGCTGGTGGCACAAAGTTCATATGTTTGATCCTAGTCTAGATCTTTCTAGCAGGATACTCTACTTTGATTTGGACGTAATAATTTTTAACAACATAGATAAACTTGCATCTTTCAGGAGTTCTGAATTTGTCGGCACCAGAGACTTTAACAGAAAATTCTATCCAACTTGGAACAAATTAAACAGTTCGGTACTTGCATGGAATCGAGGAACTCAGGATCATATCTGGAAAAATTTTGTTAGCAATCCAGCAAATGCGTTGCGAATGCATGGAGATCAAGACTGGATATTCAAGCAGGCGGCGACCCAATTAAAATATTTTCCTGATAATTGGATACAGAGCTACAAGTGGGAGATAAGAAGTAAGCAGGAACTTATGATGCAAGGAGGCAAGCGCAGATTCAAAGACGTTAAGAATAAAGTTACTACACCGCCCGATTGCTCAGTGGCAGTATTTCACGGCGATCCCAACCCAGAAAGCGTTCAGGATCCGTTTGTAATCGAAAACTGGCAATGATATGCTTTACAAATTCAAATTCATGTGTATAATAAAAGAATGTTCACTCAATCTATACCTCGCCTTGGCTTTGCATGCAAATACCTAGACAAAGATCAATCTCAGAAGAAGAAGCTGTTGGAAGAGAAGCAGCGCCCACTTAATACTAGATCAACCACAGTTGCTTGGTTAAATAGACAAACTCGAGAAGATGCTGAGCAGCGTCTTTGGGACCTTATGGTTCATAATATAGAATCCTATCGGAGGTTGATTGAGTATGCAGGCAATTTACCAGAAAATTTGCGAATGGTTAGACTGGGTAGCGATTGCCTACCTGTGTATACTGAACCAACTTGGAGTTATTTTTGGCGCAAAGCCGATGTCAGAGACTACTGTGCGAGAGAATTTGCCAAAGTGGGAGAGACTGCTCGTAGGCTTGATGTTCGTGTTTCAATGCATCCTGGCCAGTTTACTGTTCTTGCTAGTGATACGCCCGACATAGTAGAACGTTCAATAGAAGAATTTGAATATCATGTGGATATGATTCGCTGGATGGGTTTTGGCAAACAGTTTCAAGACTTCAAGTGTAATGTTCATATATCAGGCCGTCAAGGTCCAGACGGCATCAAGCGAGTTCTGCCTCGACTGTCACCAGAGGCAAGAAACTGCATCACTATCGAGAATGACGAAATGTCATGGGGATTAGACGCTTCGCTTGAACTAGAAAAAGATGTTGCTCTTGTGTTAGATATCCATCATCACTTTATTCGCACAGGTGAGTATATAGAGCCCACAGACGACAGGTTTAAACGAGTTGTAGATAGTTGGCGTGGTGTTCGTCCTGCTCTTCATTATTCACTGTCCAAAGAAGATCTGCTTGAATGGCACAGCGATACTATGCGTCCTGATCTCGATGCGTTACTAGAGCAGGGTTACAAAAAGCAGAAACTGCGTGCTCACTCTGATTACATGTGGAACGATGCTTGTAATGCGTGGGCATTTTCTTTTCTAGAACACGGAGACATAATGGTCGAAGCAAAAGAAAAGAATCTAGCCAGCATTGACCTGTATGAACGCTGGCAGCGGTTATCTAGAGCAGCTTAGACTTAGCAGTCTTACGAATAAAAAATTTGGATAGGGACCAGGATGATCGTGCTGTCTTTGCCACTCCGCTTGTAATTTATACGCTGATTCTTCGAGAGACTGTATGCACTCTGTTTTTTCTGTGATTCCATTTGTATTCTGAAGAAAATGAACTAATTCATGAACCACTATGTAGGCGGTTTTATTGTCTTTAATATCCATCCCCTTTGTAAACATCAGTGTATTGTTTCTGTGATCATAAAGTGCCTTGATTTTAGGAAGTGCTTGGGAGTCTGCTTTTTCGATTTTTTCTCTTCCATAGGCTATCACCTGTAGTTCTTGAGAGCTATAATAATCAATTGAAGGATATGTTTCGCCATTGTACTCAAACTCGCTGTTTTCAACAAGCCACTTAATGTGTTTATCAAAAGGATGAGGTTTGTTAATATAGGCAACTGCTCCATAAAAACCTATACAGATAACGACCAAAAAAAATGTCAGCTTGTTGCCCATATAGTATTTATTAGCGGGTAAAAAAAATATACAACTGGGGTTGACAGGTAGATGCATATGTACTAGTATTAACTGTCAATAACGACACCACAAGACAAAGACTAGGAGAGTAATAATGTCAAAGAAGAAACTATCACTGGCCCCGTTTGATCCTTCAGCAGGACGCAAGGATCGCACTGTAAATATAGAAAAAGTTTCACGCTTAGTGGAGCAGCGCATAGGCAAAGTAGCGCCCTGTGGCGATGATCCTGAACAAATGATGAAATTTGCGTGGGTAGAACCGGATAAGGCATTTCTTAATTATCTACGTCAACGCTTTACAGAACCATTACAAGTTAAAAAGCTCGACAGCAAATGGAAAACGTATGTAATAACACCTCTTCAAGCACGAAAAGATAGTAAAGGCCGTTACTTTATTGCAGATGGCCAACTGCATGGCATTACCTATGTGCTTAAATTTCCTGGAAAACGTATTCCTATTTTCTATTATGAAAGTGATGACCCAAATGTAGAATCAGAAATGCTATTAGCACTAAACACAGATTCCATGCCGATGGCAAAATATTTTATTCATGAGCAGCAAATTCAAATGGGTTACGAGCGGCCAATCGATATCGAAAACACAGTGCAAAAAGCAAATTGTGAGACGGGTTATAAAATTAGTCGTCCGGGATCGATTACACACATAACAGATTTATACAACGCAGAAGAGGATTATGGCCTTGATGCATTGTACGAAGTTCTTGTAAAGTACCGGCTTTATTGGCCGAACGAAAGTATTAAAACTGCTACCATGATGGGATTTCTAAAAGTTAAAGAACTAATGGAGCAGGCTGGAGTTTTCACTGAGGATTTGTTTGATGACGTTTTTGCAGAATGTGCAGCGTATTTTGCCGGTGCTGACAGATTACATTTAGATATCAAAGACGAATTCAAGCAGACATATCCTACTAACCACAAAGGCATGGGCGTAAAAGAGAAGATTGCAAGCGGTATCATTAATGTCTATGAAAAACTAACAGCAAACTCGCTAGTAGCCATGCCTTTTGAAATCGACATGCCGATGATGGGGACGCAAAATGCTGTATCCAAAGTATAAACAGGACACATATCACACCAGAGAACTCTATAGAGAAGTGTGCGAAACAGGCGACCTTCGTGTTGTATGGGCATATAAAAATGCAAGCAAGTGGAATGTTGATTATTACCAATATCTACAACTATGCGAGCCAGAATGCTCTTGCTGCGGAAGCATATTAGACTACGGCATTGGCGAAAATAATCGCGGCAAGACAGACGAAAGTACGCCGAGTACGGATCATAAAACCCCTCGATCGAGGGGAGGATCTAACGATATAGATAATTTGTGGGTGATTTGCAACAAATGTAACACGCTGAAAAACAATGCTACTCATGAAGACATTCATCGATACGAAAACATTGTTAAAATGCTAAAGGAACAGAAATTAGATTGACAGCTAGGCTTAAATGTTGTAAACTATAACAAAATAAACAGAGAGTTAAACAGTGGATAAAATAAGTGAATCATTAGGTAAGCCGTATAGATTCAGCGAGTTCGTAGAATTTGTTTCGGTCAAAGACAAGGGCGGCGAGCGTCTTACATTGCGTACTACCGATAAAATAATGCCCAAGGGTATCTACCAACTTTACCTTCCAAAATTTGGAATTTTATATCTCGGTATTTCTGGCGTTGATACTGAAAACAGCAGGATGGGCGTTAAAAATAGGTTATACAGCCATGCGCAAAAAATGACCGGGCAATTTAAAGGTGCACAAGACACCGTTGCGTTTAAAGAATTTAGAGAAGAAGCAGTTGAAAAAGGATACGATCTCAAGAAGATTCTAGACAACGTTCTAGTTTTTTTCATGCCTTGCAATAAAATGAGTAAAACAGAGATCGAGGCCTGGGAGACTGTAATCTATAATGCCCTGAAGTCCAAGGGACAGTGTCGTTTTAATTCAGCTAAGAAGATAGAAGGCATGGATTCGTCAACTCTCAATTTTGTGCTTAATCAAGAATATCTTTCAGATACTGCACAATATTATCTGTAACACTATAAATATTTTCCTCACACAACCTAGTCTCAACAGAGAATATTGTGTAAACGACACCTAGGAGAAATAATGTCTAATAATCAGGCTCCGTTCGCAGAGCAACTTGTTACTAACACACATGGCCGAAAATACTGGATCTATAAAGATGATAGTTTTTATCAGCAGCGCATCGCCGGTGCTGGGCCTTATCAAAAGAAAAACCTAATAAGACTACGAGATCTTAAGCCTAACGCTCGCACGATCATCGACGTGGGTGCAAACATTGGCATGAATACTATCGAATATGCCACCTGGGCAGAAAATGTCCATGCATTCGAACCTACCCCTCAAACATATTCTATGCTAGAACGATCTGTTGATCTTGCCCGCGGGCAAACAGATGCAAAAGGGTGGTACCCGGACAGCACATCGCCAACCGGGTTTGCAGATTCTACTGTAAGAGCAACTATTCAAACACACGAAGTTGCGTTAAGCTCAGAAACAGGAACTAGTAAAATTATTGTAAAGAAAGATAATGCAGGCCATAATTATCTAGATAACCTGCACCTTCCTACACGCACCGGCCAGATTAGAACACGTCCTACAGAACCTCCAACTGTTAACGTAAAGTTGCGAACACTAGACAGCTATAACTTTGAAGATGTAGACATTATTAAAATAGACGTTGAAGGACACGAATTCGACGTGGTGAGAGGAGCAGAGCAAACAATTATTAAATATCGACCAGTAGTTCAGCTTGAAATGGTTGAGCATCAGCCGATTCGTTTTAATTGGAACTGCCAGCAGATCTATGATTGGTTTTACGACAGAGATTATATTCCTACGCTGTCAACAGGAAAGCCGGCAGGCCGACTGTGGCACAAATTTCCAAGAGAAATGGAGAGATTTTTTGTTCATAAGAGCGATCTTCAGGCTTGGCAGGACCCGCTTAGCGAACTATTTGAGGGATTTGCTGAAGAAGAAGTTAAAGATAGGCCATATTGGAATTACGAAGCACCTCTAAGACAACACAAAGAAGGTGCTACGCCTACCAAGTCCTCGGCGGAACAAGTTCATTTTAGCTATAAAAAAGCCTAGCCAAAAAGCTCGCAAATTATTTTGCGAGCTTTACCACTTCTGCTACTAGGTCCGACTTTTTCTTACGCTTGTCAATATCGACACCGTAAGTTTCTTGTGCAAATGCTTCTAGCTGGCCTTTTGTCATCTTGTTGAGGTCAGTTTTTGTAACCCCAGCTTTTTTCCTGCCACGTTTACTAGTCTGCGATGCAGCCTTGGTATCTTTTGCCTTGTATTGGTTATAATTATTTGCAGGTGATTTATTTCCTGCTAGCGTTGCCGGTGTATCTGTGTTGTTAAACAGTTTTTTTATCCATGTAAACATTGTAATGTCCTCCTAGACATATTTACTAAATATTTGCATGAAGATAAAAGAAATGAGTTCTTGTGCTAGAACAAAGGCGCGACACTGCCAGTGCGAAAGCATTGATCGTTTATTAGAAGACGGAAACACGATTACCGCATCGTGTGAACTAGAACACAGCGACACCGTCAAGGGAAGAATTGTATTAATGCAACAAAGCACCGGCCCAACTTTAATTAGAGGCCAAATATCCGGATTAGAACCAGGCGATCACGGATTTCATATCCACGAATTTGGCGATTTAAGCAATGGCTGCGAGAGTGCCGGCGGCCACTACAATCCGGATGGTGTAGACCATGGCGATTTAGATAAGGGTCACGTCGGCGATCTTGGAAATATCGAGGCAGACGAAAACGGATTCGCAGATTTTTTAATAAACGCCGCCAGGGTTAATCTTTCTGGGGAAGAAAGCGTGGTCGGTCGAGCTATAGTTGTACACTCAGACAAAGACGACTTAGGTAAAGGCGGAGATGCAGAATCGCTAAAAACCGGAAATGCAGGCAATCGATTAGCGTGTGGCGTGATTGTTCTACACGATAATAGTTAGAATCGTGATATAGGTAAATCGGTGCCGGCCGGCATATCCCATATTTTCTTCTGTTCTACTCCTTTCTTCTGCGCAAACCGCTTAGCATCACAATTGCCGCATACATGGAAAAAATTATTGCTGATTCTTTTATGTTGCATGCTTTTCGGTGTGCGAAAAAATTCCTCTCCGCAATTGTCGCATGCCAACCTAAATATCGTTTTAGTTCTAGAGTAGGTGTGGCGCCTTCCTAGTTTACTCTGTCTCTCGTATACAGTTTTTTTAGAAAATTTTTCTAAGAACATGAAGTATTTACATTAAGCTTTTAAAAAAACAAGATAAATATCATTAAGAACTTACTCAGGGGTAAACATGGCAAGAAAAATTGTTGATATTGGTGATGTCGGTAACGACGGCACCGGTGATAGCATTCGTGATTCGTTTCGCAAGGTAAACGATAACTTTCGAGAACTATACAGCTCGTTAGGGTTAGGCGAACGTCTAACATTTATAGCGTTAGATGACACTCCCGAAACATATATCGGAAACGAAAATGCAGTACTTACTGTAAATCAAACCACAGACGGATTGAAATTTAAACAGGTTTTAGGTGGCAGCGGAGTAAGTATAGACCAAACCACCAACGAAAACCAAATAACAATCAACAGTGAATTTTCTGATGTTGCCGGCGATCCAGCCCCTAATCTAGGCGGGCCGTTAAACGCGTTTAGCGGCGGTGAAAGATTTCCGATAGGCAATTTGCCTGATCTAACAGACAATATCGAAACACAGACGCTACTAAATCAACTTACTAATATTCACGGATCGGGCGAGGTAAACAACCCAAATAGAGTTGCAGTTAACAAGAGCTACTCTGACAGTAAAGTCTCGCTAGGCGGGGTTGATGGAATAGATCCGGTTACCGGACAATCTGATTCTGCATTTGGTAGAATGACTGGGCCTTTAGTTTTATCCCGTAACCCCCAAGATTCAGACGACGACGTTTTCGACGGCCTGGTTGCTGCAACAAAAGAGTATGTAGACAATGCAGGCTTTGCAAGCGGAGTAAATCTTTATGTTGCTCTAAGCGGCGACGACGACCGAGACGACATAGGAAGAGACAAAAAAGGAAAAAGTCTAGCATTTGCATTCAGATCTATCGAAGCTGCCTGTAAGGAAGCTGAAACAGTCCTACTAGAGTCGCAACTAGAACTAGGACCGTATAAAAAGCTCCTTACGTTCGGCAACAGGGCAGGAATTTGTACATTATCCGAAATTGCTACTTCGGTTGAATCTGGCAGCGGGTTCGCAGGAAACCTTACAATGTCTGTCGATTCTCTTACAATTACAAATCCCGGTACAAATTATCGAGTGGGCGATCGTTTAGAGCTTTCTGGCGGCGCCGGGCCTAAAGCAATCATTGAAGTGCTAGCAACTGCTTCTACTCCGGGTGCAATCACAGCGTTTAGGCAAATATCATCCGGGTTATACACATCACTTCCGGGTTCTGTCGATGTAATAACAACATCGGATAGTGAATTCGGACAAGGTGCAACATTTAATGTAACCTATAAAGTAGCACAGATATCTGTTGAAAACGGCGGCACTGGGTATACCCTTGTTTCTGTAAGAGCAGAAGGCGGCGGAGGAACCGGTGCCTTCGGCGAGGCAATTATAGAATCTGGATCTATAACTTCCATTGAAGTTACAGATTCGGGAGAAGGATTCACCGAACTTCCGGTTCTAAAGGTCGACCTGCCACAGTTTAGAATAAGGACTGATGGAAGACAGACCGATTTTACAGGCGAAACGGACACCGATAGCGCCGCTGCATTTAGGACCAGAGATATCCGCGAAGGTCTGCTTTTGCAAGGCAGCACATCAAATGCTATTGCGCGAATACTGGCTCACGACGGTTCTCTAGACAGCGAAGGTAATGAGATATTTGATGTAGAATTGCTTTCGGGCGTGTTTCAATTAGGAGAAGAACTATCGTATGGCGCCCCTGCAAATCAAACACAGGTTTGTATATTTGTAGAAGCAGGAATATATGAAGAACATTATCCTTTACGTATTCCGCCTAACACAGCACTTATAGGCGACGAGTTTCGTAGAACAATAGTCAGACCTAAAAAGGGCACCAGCTCGTCGCCTTGGGCATTCCAGAGATTCAGAAGAGACCTGGTTATTCCAGATCCAGATGCTGCCGACAGCAGATCTCTGTCTATCGATCCGGACGCAGAGGATGAAACAGTAGATGACACAGCAAGCGATTTACAAATAGGCGAAAGACTGTTCGGGTATCATTATTTACAGGATAGTGCAAACCCTGTTTATCCTAAAGTAAGCAACCCTGGGGATTTTTCTTCTTCTGCAAGGCTGTTAGAGCAAAATAGAAGATTTTTGCAAGAGGAAGTTATCGGTTGGATTACCGAGCAAGTTAATCAAGAAAATGCTCCGTTTACTTCGACCTTTACCTACGACAGTAATAGGTTGAAAAAAGATATAGGGAATCTGACAGACGCTGTTGGTTTTGATTTAGAATACGGACAGTACAATAGAACTATTTCTGCTGCTTTAAAATTTTATGAAAACGATGCTGGCATAACTGCAATTACTGTCCAACTCTCAGAAACCATAGCAGCAGTTAATCGGTGGTTAGAATTAGCAAGACAGATCATTGCTAATATAGAAATAAGCGACACAAAACAAGATCAAGTTTCGCAGATTATTGATAGAGCATTCGATGCTAAGCCCGCCGCAGATCAGGTGGTTGTTGATTTAAAAAATAGCTTTGTTGACGTTATTGACGGAAGCGGAAGTGTAAACTACCCCAAAGAAAATGATCAAATGGATGCGTTCTTAATGAACGACGCAGACATTATAAGGGCTGTTACTGGACAGGGCCACGGCGGCTTTATGATGGTCCTAGATCCCACAGGACAGGTGCTGGCAAAATCTCCTTATTGCCAGGAGTCTGCTAGTTTTTCTAAATCTATAAACGAGTGGACATTTGCAGGAGGCATGTTTGTAGACGGGTTCACCGGAAATCTTCAATTCCTGCATACCTCATCAGACAGTCCTACTAGGATAAACGTCGGAGGATTAGACCGATACCCACAACTGCCTGCTTCCTTTATTGTGGGCGACGAAAGATATACAGTTAATTATATCAGAAACTTCCAATATAATAAAGATGGTTCTACAGCAACATTTGTGTTAGACGAAACGACTCCGTTCGACGAAATCCCAGGACCGCAGGTTTGTACAATTAGTCAAGCAAACCCAGCAGTTATTACAAAGTCAGACCACGGCTTAACTGGAGGGACAACCGTTGTCTTTAGCGCTACTGGCGTCGGCAGCGAATTGCCCGAAGGGCTGGACGAAGGAGAAGAATACTACGTACTACCTGGAGATGTAACACCAAATACATTTAAAGTAGAACGACTGCCAGGCACCGGTAAGGGTGTAGCAACGACCTCTGCGGGATCTGGAACATTCCAATATCAAGTCAAATATGAAGTATTAATGCCCGGAAACAGGTCAATGTTGTCCAACGACTTCACACAGGTCAATGATATGGGATTCGGTCTGCTAGCAACAAATGGCGGCCTTACAGAATCTGTATCAATGTTTACCTATTATTGCTTTGCATCGTATTATTCGCTAAATGGAGCACAAATACGGTCCATCGGCGGCAGCTCGGCTCACGGAGTATATGCACTTGTTGCTGCGGGCTCAGATCCATTAGAAATACCAACGCCTACAGACCCGTATTATGACTTTGCGCAGAGAGTAATATGTAAAGCAGCTCCAGCATCCTTTGCAAACGAAAAGGAAGGATTGGTAGTGTTTGTAGAAGACTATAACTACGAACCGCTAGAAAACGGCGAGCTGGAAGTGGACCATGGTAATTTTATAGTTCGATATCCTGTATCATCGGTCAGTACAGATGCATTGCCCCCGGGCGTTGCGAGACTGAGCCTTTCGAGTGATAGTAGTGGTAATTTTGAAGGATTGTTTGAAACGATTCCAGACGGCACAAAATTAACCTATCGTGCAAAATCAACATTTATTCTAACAGGAGCATTAGAAAATGTTGCTGTAAGACCGTCTACCGGTTTGGTTTTAAATGAAGCACCTACTGTTTATCGTGTGCTGCAGTTTAGCGCTCAAAGTGCGCTCATAGACGAAGAGTTTCAAATAAAAGTAGTGAGCACTGGCAATCCCGGAGAGCTAAGTGTACTAGAAGAAATAATAGAAATTGCATCAGACTCTAGTTTTGAGTATTTTATAACAGAAAACAGTCACCGGCTAAAGATAGGAGATACCTTTGTTCCAGAATCATCTAGCAACGGTCTTGTAGCTGGTACAACATATTTTGTAGTGGAGGTCCCGTCTTATGACGAATTTGTTTTGAGCACTATAGAAGACGGCGACCCTGCTCCTGCTGGAACTTATACAACAGGAGCAGTTTCGATAAAAGGTGTTGTCCCACATAAGTTGCTAAACGGATATACTATCGCCTTTAATTCAACCGGAAGCTTACCTACAGGGATTACTCCGGATGCTGTTTTTGTTCTAGAAGACGGATTGACTGATACTGTTTTCCAAATTTCTGAGGTTAAAAACGGAAATCCTATTGAGATCGGCGACACAGGCTCGGGAACTATTACCTATTTTCAAACCGGCCTTACAAAAACAACTACTAGAGAAAACTATAATTACAACGATTTAACACTGTTTCAACCTGGGATACCTTCTACAGACCCGGTAGAAGTAACGATTTCTATAGCCAGCCCCGGTGTGTTCACTACCAGTAATTCACACGGCTTGAACCAAGCAGATGTGATTAGATTTTTCACTACAGGCGAACTGCCTACGCCGTTAGGCATAGGACAAAATTATTTTGTACAATCTATAATAAGCCCAACAGAGTTTACCGTATCGGCTGTCTATCCAACTGTTGGGTTAGTGCCTCTAGATACGTCAGGATCTCAGTCTGGAACACATTCGTTCTCTCTAGTAAAAGGGACAGCCGGAGATAGAGAATTTGCAGTTATACCGGTAGCTCCTCAAGATCGCAGCAGGTTACCTAACTCTCGCTTTGTGTTCAAAGGAGAAGAATACGAAATAGCAGAATATCTGTCGGAAGCCGATACTAACGAACCATATGCTTTGGTGCGTCTAAACAGAGATCTGGTTGATTCCATGATAGCTTATACTTCAAGCTACACTATACAGACAGCGGTCCCAATCCGAGACCAACGCGCACTAGGCACACTCACTGTCCGAATATCTCTAACTAGGGTTACCTCGCACGATTTGTTAGAAATAGGCACAGGATCTTATGCAGATACTAATTACCCTAATGAGATCTTCGGTCCTAGTGTTAATTCACTAGACGAGTCTAACGAAGTAATTGAGAGAGATGTAGGCAGAGTATTTTTTGTAACCACCGACCAGTTCGGTAATTTTAAAGTTGGTCCTTTCTTTAAAGTAGACCAGGGCACCGGCTCAGTTACTTTTGCGGCTTCTATTGCACTAAGTAACCTAGACGGAATTGGATTTAAACGGGGCGTGCCGGTAAGTGAGTTTTCGGTTGATCCTACATTTGCTGACAATGCGGTCGATACTGTTCCTACAGAAAATGCAACAAGAGTCTATATAGAAAGAAGGCTAGGTATCTCGCACGGCGGTTCTGTTGTACCTAGCGGTTCGCTTATACCAGCCGAAACCGGCGGATTTATGTCGTTAGACGGCCAACTGACCATGAACGGCAACATGCAGTTAGGAAATAATAAAATTGTAGATCTAGCTGACCCTACGCTACTACAAGATGCGGTTAATCTTCAGAGTCTTAATTTTGGAAACATTCAAGACTTTGATATTGATAATATAACTGCTAATCAGCTTCTTGTGTTTACAGGAGACAACAATGCGGCTATAAATGCCGAAGTAGTAGGCGACGTTAAGTTCACAATAGAATCTACAGCCAACACCGTAGATGTGCAAATAGTTCCAGATACTATCATAGACGCAGACGTTAAGTTGCCGCAAGATAACACAGAATTTGAATCTAGCGCTGTTTTACAAAGCAAATTGAATATGAACAAGGCAGACACGCTGGTATCTGCCCAAACCGGCGATAATCAAACAATCCAGTCTAGCCTCGGCGTTGCTAGCTTTAACGATGCAGAATTTGTTTCTACCGACGGATGGATAGAATTAAAAGACAACGGTACAGTAACCACCAAGATCGAACAAATTGCAGGCGAGCATGTTCTTGCAAACCCATCAGTTACTGTTGATAATGTCATTGCGGTTTCTTATGCAGATGTTATTGACAACGCAGGTGCTATAAAGAAAAATCAATTTTCAAGTACAGGATTTATAAGACGGGACAATACAACTAGTTTTAACAACGACGTTGACTATAGTATTATAGAAAGCTCGGCAGCATATACTGGCAATTCCGATAACAATAAACTAATAAACAGAGACAGTAACGGCGACTTTGCAGCTAGGATCGGAGTTTTATCTAAATTACAAATAGACGACCTAGACGCGGTTGACTCGACTGCTACGGCCAGCGGTGGATATATTCAATTATATACATACGGCGGAAGCGGGGGAATATTCTTGTCTGACGGTAGTCTTGCCGGAGACAAAAAGAATCAGTACAGAAATGATTCACACGAATTTCTTACTCAATCCGGAACGAACCCTGCACCTATCATTGCAGATAGCATACAAGTAAACGCCCTCACAACGGGAGGCAATACTGCCACAGGAACTGTGACCGGACGATGGAGTTTAACAGGGCAATCGCCTAACGAATCGAGATTTGAAGCCACCTACTCTGCAGATATTGCAGAATACTACGAAGGAGACAAAGAATACGATGTCGGTACTGTGTTGATATTCGGCGGCGACAAAGAAGTAACAACAACTACTAGGTATGCGGATACAAGGGTAGCTGGCGTTGTATCTAACACTGCAGGGTTTGCGATGCATACCAGTTGTCCCGGAGCAAAAAATCTAGTAGCGCTTACCGGGCGGGTTCCTGTTAAAGTAATTGGAAAAATTAGAAAAGGTGATATTTTGGTAACATCAGAAATCGAAGGGGTGGCAGTTAGGGAGCTGTCAGAAATAAAAGCAGGCACAATAGTAGGAAAGGCAATTGAAAACTTTGATGGCGACGGTACTGGTGTTATCGAAGTTGCGGTTGGGAGAACATAATGGCAAAAAAACAAGTACAACCAGGAAGTCCGCCGCTTATATGGAGCAGCGTAGAAAAAGCGTTTAGAGACGTAAACGCTAACTTCGACGAGTTATATTCGACAGTCGGTGGCGGAACCGTAGTTGATTTTTCAAGCCTCTTTACTGATGTCTCGCCTGGGGCCAACGACGAATACAGCCTAGGCGGAGAAGATAATAGATGGAAGTCGCTATTTGTTGCGGCAGGCGGCAGCGGCGACACCGACGGCGAAGCTTTAGAGTCCAACGGAATCCATATCGGGCCTGCACAAATAAGAGGACTTAATAATACTGTTGATCTACCGGCTAATGCCACAGTTGATGGCGAATTAATTATCGATCCAGATAAAACTTTTTTTAAATCATTCCAGGTAGATAACGAAAACAGCATTGTTGCTGATCAATTTGTCGACAGTCTAAACTTTATAAGCGGAACCGCACTTAAGGTTTCAGTAGATTCCACAGCAGAATCCATAATATTCGATAACACGGGCGTTACAAGATTATCACAAGGGGCAGGAATAATAGTTAGCTCCAATACTGGGGATATAACCGTTACAAACGCAGGGGTACTAAGTCTTGCAAATTCGTCGAGCCTTGCAGCCTCCCCTCCGTATACTGTAGGAGCAGTAGGAAGAACTCCGGGAACTGGTATTGCAGTTGACACAGCTACCGGCAACCCAACACTTACAAGCACTGGAGTAATGGAGGTCCAAGATGGGTTTGGTATCACCGTGTCTACAGATGCAGCAACTGGCATTGTTACCGTACAGAATTCGGCGCCGGCCCAGCCAGCATTTGGAAGAATCAGACTACTAAGCGACACGTTTGGGATAAACGACATTGTTGCCGACGCAACAACCGACCAATTAACAATCGACGCAGGGTACGGTCTAAATGTTGCAACATTGCCAGCTTCGGACACAATACAGATTGCACTAAATCAAAACATTGACATAATAGGCAGTGTTTTTGGCGATAATTCGACACTGTTGGTAAATGGTGTGGACGGCGTTATTCCTGCTGAGAATCTGCAGGGCACAGGCACTATTGATATCATCGGCAACACCATCGGTTATCATATAGGAGACGTTACCGGAAGTGTGTTTGCAGACGATTCTAGCCTTCTAGTAGATGGTGTTGCAGGAACAATTCCTGGTACACTTACTGGCGATTACAACAACCCCGGGAACATTTTTAGCATTATCGGTGAAGGATTATCAGTAAACACCGGAGACACAACCCTATCGATAACTGATGGAGGAATAGTTTTTGCTAACAGTGAAAACGGAGACAATATATCCCTGTCTCTAAGCGGCGTTGGATTAAGTTTGGCAGCATCTGGCAGTGCATCTCTAGCAATAGCAAACGATATTAACATATCAACAGGGAATAATTTTGCGGTGTCGACGTCAGGCGCATTTACTTTAGCATCCAGTGATATCACTATTGCCAGTGGCAATATAGCTGCTAACTCATTCACTGGCGACCTAACAGGTTCTGTCTTTGCTGACGACAGTACTACGCTTTTGGATGGTGTTAATGGAATAATAAAAGGCAACGTCGAAAATACTTCGGTCTTAACTAGCGAACTGGCACCATTAGACGGAGTTACGCTTGCTATAAGAGGAGACATAATAACAATCGGCAACGACGGTGGGCTTACGTCTTCAGAAATTACAATCCGAGGTAACACTAGCTTAGAAAACACACTGATTGTTGCTGTTACTAATGTTCCTTCAACTTCAAAAGGACAACTGTTAGACAAGCAAGGAATGGTAGCGTTTGATAGTTCGTCTATATATTATTGTATTGCCGACTATACAACTGGATCTGCAGACATATGGGTTAAACAAGACTGGGGCACTACGGGTGCTTGGTAAGGAACAATAAATGACAAAACAAGTAATAAACATAGGACAGTCGGCTAATGATAGAACAGGGGACAGTCTTCGTTCTGCATTTAATAAAATTAACAACAATTTTAGCAAACTTTTTCTTCAGGATGTTCCCCAGTCTCCGGCAGGTAGTATTGGGGACGAAAAAGGAATGCTCGCAATAGATAATAATTATCTTTACATTTGTGTAAATGATTTCGACGAAAGCACAGTTATCTGGAAGCGTATAGAGTTAGCTAACGATACTTGGTAAATATATAAAACGGGGCAACAGATGGCAATACAAACTATAAATTTAGGTAACAGAGTTAACGACGGACTCGGAGACGATTTGCGCACTGCTTTCGAAAAAGTAAATGCCAACTTTGTAGAACTGTCGAATGAATTATCAACAACTGCAGTAAATTTAGGCGAGACCGGGTTTGGTCTTTTTAAACAACAAACCGACGCTGTGTTGGAGTTTAAAAGTTTATTAGGCGGTAGAAAGATACAACTACAAGAGTTTCCTAGCTCGATAGAAATTAACTCCACTCAGCCGGATGCATTCACGCAGTTTGATACCGACTCAGGAAGCATAAATGCAGGTGTCCATACACAACTTACATTACAAGGAATTAGCGCACCGGATTCGTATTCCGGAGTGAAAGATATTGAGGTAACCAACTCTGGCTCAACTATTAATTTTAAAACAATTTTGCCGATTACCGAGATACTACAAACCTACGACTTTGGTTTTGTAACCGGCGAGTTTAATAATGCAGTGCAATTTAATACAGCTAACTCTAATATTGATTTTGGTACAATAGAATACGACAGCAGCGTTAATCTCGATTGCGGTGCCCTTTAATAGGAATAATTGATGTCACTCAAATGGGTAACTCCGCAAGGGAGCCTAGGTACATTTCGAGAAAGGGAGCTGCTAGAAATATCTCTAGAAGCAGATTCTAGCGATCTACCTTTAAATTTTAAGGTAATTGCAGGCAACTTACCTAGAGGGCTGCGCCTCGAAGAAAATAAAATAAAAGGCAGTCCTACCGAGGTATCTAAATTAACGAAATCAACATTTGTTATTAGAGCGTCGGACCGATCACAAATACTAGATAGGACTTTTTCTATTTCCATAGACGGTGCAGATAGTCCGGTCTTTATAACGCCCGGGGGATTTCTAAATGTTGGCAACGGCGATGCATACTTTGTACTAGACAATGCGCAAGTACAATTCCAAATAGAAGCAAGAGATCCCGATTTGTCTCAATCAGGACAACTAGATTTTTTTATTGTACCTAACACAGGCGAACTACCTCCTGGACTGGAATTGTCGACAAGCGGTTTAATTTCAGGATTCACCGATCCGGTTTTGGCACTTAACTTTAATCAGGATACAACAGGAGGGTACGATACTTCTCGGTTTGATGCTGCTCCACTAGACCTAGGCGGGATTAACTCAAACGGATACGATTCTTTCTTTTATGATAGCCAAACGTTTGATTACAACGAACCTAGCCAAATGCCACGTAGGTTAAGTAGGATTTATACCTTTTCGATTGGAATCTCCGACGGGCTAATTGTAGAAGAAAGGGCTTTTAAAATCTACGTTGTTACCGAAGAGTTTCTTAAAGCAGATAACAACATTCTCGAAGTTGATACCAATCTATTTCAGGCTGATTCTGACGGAAATAGAAACCCTATATGGATTACAGATAGTGATTTAGGTAGGTACAGAGCAAAAAACTATGTAACTATATTTCTAGAGGTATATGATCCGCCTAGTTTGCCGGGCGTTACCTCGTACATTCTTGACGACTTTAATCCAAACGGAACGCCTAGTCTCATTCCGCCTGGTTTAGAGTTAGATGCATTATCAGGAGAGCTCGCAGGAAATGTTCCTTACCAAGATGCTGTGACCAAACAATATACGTTTACTGTAATTGCAATTAATTTCCCCCAAGTTAGTGCACCTACCTATACGCTGCGAGGGGTTTGGGATAACGGAGAAATTTACAACAAAGGCGATGCAGTTAAATTCAATGGAAATTTGTATATTGCAAATAAGGTTAATAGAAACATACCTCCCGAAGAGGGTGAGTTTTGGACTATAGGCTTTAGCACGGTACCTAAAACTTTCACTGTAGATATTATCGGCGAAATAGAAAGCCTTATAAACTGGGTAACACCTGAAGATCGAGGCACTCTGTTACCCGGTATTCCTAGCGATAAATTTGTAGAAGCAACAACTACAGCCTACGGAGGTCAAGTATTTTATAGTCTAGAAGGCGGAGAGCTGCCGCCGGGATTAACTTTACTGCCTACTGGTATTATTACCGGAAAAGTAAAACAATTCGGCGACGACGAAAGCAACGGGCTTACGCGATTCTATGATGTGTTTTCGGGCAGCGATAATCGTGTGTTTCAAACAACGTTTGACGAATCGCAAACAACATTTGATAGACTTTTTCAATTTACTGTAAAAGCCAGAGACTTTGCAGGATTGGCCGAGACGTCAAGAACTTTTAATATTTTTGTCCCAAACACCGATAATAGAAGCTTTAGTAATCTTTATGTAAAGGCTTTACAAAACAAAGATAAGAGATTATACTGGGCTGATTTTATTACAAACTCTGAAATTTTTAGACCAGAGGAGTTGTATAGGACAGGAGATAAAAACTTTGCTGTGCAAACTGATCTCCGAGTTCTTGTATATGCTGGAATTGAATCTCAGGAGGCTGTAGAATACATACAAGCTATGAGCAGAAATCATACTAGAAAGAGATTGTATTTCGGTGATGTTAAAAAGGCAGTTGCAAAAGATCCCGATACACAAAAAATAATTTACGAAGCAGTATATGTCGAAGTTGTTGACGACTTGCAAAAAGACACAAGACAAATAAGCAACGTGATAGAATTACGTGACAGCATCAGTAGTCCTGTGCTAATAAGCACGGATCAAATTACTATTGATTCAGATATTCCTTTTGTTAGCGATCGAGATAAACAGCGAATTTTCCCTAACAGCATAGAAAACATGCGTGATAGGATAGAGCAACTAGGGATAACCAATAGAGATTTTCTGCCGCTTTGGATGAGAAGCATTCAGGATAGAGCAACATATGAATTGGGATACACTAAATCACTATTGCTTTGTTATGCCCTCCCCGGTAAGGCAGATACAATTATCAACAGGATAAATGCAAGCGATTTTGATTTTAAATTGCTAAATTTTGAAAGCGATCGATATATAATAGATTTATTTAGAAATGAAATAGAAGATCAATACATTGCATTTCCTGAAGTGACCACAAACGAGAAAAACATCGATTAAGCTACCGGCAGTAGCAATAAGAATTTGAAATCAAATTATTCTAAATGCACTGAAAAGTAGATAAATATAACGCTTAGCCAAAAAATGGAGAAAAAGCTACCGTGAGTGAAATACAATACCTTGGAATAAACGAAAATTTTCCTGTAGCAGGTCAAGATAACGACACGCAGGTCTTTAGAGACAACTTTGATACAATTAAAAACAGTTTGCGCGTTGCACAAACAGAGGTTGAGTCTCTGCAAGACAGCACAGCTAAAACCACCCAAGATAATAATTTTGAAGGCAATACGTTATCAAATACAATTCTTCGAAATGTATTTACTGGGAAATTTTCTGGCGGTAGTGTGTCCGCAAGCCCGACCACGATAGACTACAAAAACGGTGGATATCAAATCTATACAATTGCAGCTGATTTAGATGTAGATTTTTTAAATTTTCCAGGTGATCCGCTAGGAGAGTTTGACGGCGATGGCGCAGGCAAAGTCACTTTAGAACTGTATAATAACGGCGCAACGACAACGGTGAACTTTATTTCGACCGCCGGAACAATTATCAAGAAAGATCCAAACTTTCCTAATACTTTGCAGATAACATCGCAAACAAATCCAACGTTTATAGAAATTTGGCGTCATAACGCTGGCAGCATCTTCATACGATACCTTGGGGTCTATTCTTAATGTTTCATCCACTGCAAGGTGATTTAGCAGCAATATCGGATGCTGACCTGGAAGAAAAAATCAAAAGCCTTAGCAAAAAATATCTCTCTGCTCAAAGACAAAATAACCCACAAGTCTTGACACAATTGCAAACTTTCATTACACTGTATAGAGAAGAGATGCAACAACGACATCTCAAACGTAAGTCTGACGACAACGACGACCTAAACCAACTAATTAATATCGAATAATATAAAATATGGAAGATTTAATAAAAGGCGTAAGAATGTTTGGGCCTGATATTTTACACCTATCTCAAACTAGCGCAGATCTATCACAATACACACAACGTGTTAAAGATGAATTTCTAGAGTACCCGATTCCAAAAATTGCCAATCCTAGTAATTGGTTTATGCCGGACCGGTATAAGAATCTCGATATTGAGGCGGAGATTCTTAATAAATGTATAACAGACCAGCAATTAGAAAGAGCAAGTATCGAATTAGAACTTTATAAAAAACACGACATGCTAGACGTGCTGCGATGTGTAAAATACATCGTTGACACCTTGCGAGAAAACGAGGTAGTATGGGGTGTTGGCAGGGGATCAAGTGTGGCCAGTTATGTACTCTTTTTACTAGGGGTCCACAAGATAGATAGTATTAAATACAACTTACCAATTGAAGAATTTTTTAAGGAGAACGACGATGGGCAGAGTTTATAGAAGCATGCGCGGCAAAGAAGTAGATATGGAAAAACTGTCTTTGAAAAACGAGCTGGCGCCTGCTGTAGGAAATATGAAAGTAAACGCACGTGGAGATGAGCTTGGTCCAACAGGCGAAATTGTAAGAACACGCGAAGAAATTTTACAGGATTATTATGATAAGAATCCGCGCAGCGCTAGAAAAGATGAAAACAACGAAGGCTAATAGATGTCAGCATTTACAATAGAAGGTAAAGTACGAGCAAAAGGCGAAGACATTCTTGTTAGAGATATGTACTTCGGCGAAATGAAAACCCAGGGTGGAATTATTATTAACAACGACGATGCCAAAGGCCACGGCGTAAAGCCAAGGTGGGCTAAAGTTTATGATATTGGCCCTGATCAATCTAATTTAGATTTTAAAATAGGTGATTGGATTTTACTAGAACATGGTAGGTGGTCTAGAAAAATTTCTATATCCGACGGCGCTGACGAATTTCAAATACAAAAGGCCGATCCAGAAGGCATTATTGGTGTATTCACAGGCGAGGGAACTCCTAATGTAGATTATATCGGCCGCGAGTACGGCGATGGCGAAAGCTTTACAGTAAATCCAGAAGATTTTATGTAGTATGCACACGACGCAAAAAAGGTGGAATTTTTCTGATATCACATCACAAATATCGAGGATTAAATCCGAATGCTCGAGCCCTTATAACGAAGGATTTACTTCTTTTGAACTAAAAAAAGACTTATATCTACTAAAATTTTTTATAGATGAGCAGCTTAAAGCTTGCCCGGAATTCGCCGGCGAAAAAGAATGGTTGCAAGAACAAGAAAAACACACTATAATTAAACATCTTAAACAATAAGGCAAACAAATGACTAATCCATTCGCCGATCAGGCTAAATTTATGAGTGCCTGCGACCAAACTACAGACAATCCCAATCCTGCTCAAACAGGGATGTATGTTAAGTTAATCGCAGAAGAAATGAACGAACTTATCGAAGCAATCCAGGACGAAGATGAAGTAGAAGTATTAGATGCTCTAATTGACATTCTCGTTGTGACGATTGGAGCAGGACATTCAATGGGTGCAAACCTAGAAGGAGCATGGCAAGAAGTAATGAAGACAAATTTTGCCAAAGTTGATCCGAACACAGGAAAAGTTACAAAGCGAGACGACGGAAAAGTACTTAAACCAGACGGCTGGGTGCCGCCGGATCTTAAGCCGTATGTCAAAGGCTGAGTCAACCAATATAGCAGAAAACGCAATGTCTCTGCCGTATGCGACAAGCACCGGCGGACCTGCTATCACTATACCTGATAATTTAGGTTTTAGATCAAGGCATAACACTGCCAACCACCATTTAAATCAGCGTCTTGACGAAATAAAAGAACAATACGACGAGTTATTAAAGCTTGCAGAGGACACGCAACTCTGCTACAATGCTAGATATAACTTTGTACCAGTAGTAGGAAAAACTTATCACCTATATTGGACAGGAAAAGACTATCTTTTAAGTCTAAATTCGCCGGATGACTGGAGCTTTGGCGAATTTGTAGGAAGTTTTACTTACGACACAAACGACATCTGGAAGAGGAACAAATGAAAACACTTTGGGTCGAGAAATGGAGACCAAAAACAACGGGCGATTATGTATTTAAAGATGCATCTCAGCGAAAACAAATTGAATCCTGGGTGGCTGATCAAAGCATCCCGCACTTGCTGTTTAGTGGAAGTGCTGGAATCGGCAAAACCACCATGGCGAAGGTTCTTGTAAACGAATTAGGAGTAGAGGACTACGACGTATTGGAAATTAACGCAAGTCGTACAAACTCTGTAGAAGACGTCCGTGATAAGATCACTAATTTTGTACAGATGATTCCGTTCGGTGACTTTAAAGTAGTGTTACTAGATGAGGCCGATTACCTGTCCCCCAATGCACAGGCAGCACTGCGTGGTGTAATGGAAGAGTATCACAATACCTCAAGATTTATACTAACGTGTAACTACCCTAATAGAATTATTCCGGCCATTCATTCTCGCTGTCAAGGCTTTCATATTGAAAAAATAGATCAAACTGAATTTACTGCCCGCATTGCTACAATTCTTGTTGAGGAGGGAGTTTCTTTTGATTTAGACACTCTCGATAATTATGTAAAAGTTGCATATCCGGATTTGCGTAAAGCAATTAACATGGTGCAACAGAATGTGAATAACAACGAGCTATCTGCGCCTGGTAAAGGTGACGAAGGCGAAAGCGAATGGAAATTCGAAATGGTCGAACTTTTCAAAGCAGGAAAAATTCAAGACGCACGTAAATTGTTGTGCGGCAAATTGCGTGCAGAAGAAATGGAGGAAGTTTATCGTTGGTTGTACGACAACCTAGAAATTTTTGGTGATAACGATAATCAAGATAAAGCAGTCTTAATTATAAAACAAGGAATGGTTGATCATACATTAGTAGCAGATCCAGAAATTAATCTTGCTGCTGTTTTAATCAAACTTGCGAGGAATATG